GCAGCTCGCCCACCAGGGGCAGCCCTATAGCGACGACGAGGCGCGCCAGCGCTACGTCGGCCTCGTCCACCAGGCTCAGCAGGCAGCCCGCCGCACCGCGATGAACCAGGCCGAGGCGGCGTCGAACAAGGTGGACGACATCCTCAGCGCCGGGAATTTCTACGACGCGCTCGGGGAATTTCTCGTCGACGTGGCGCTCTATCCGTTTGCGGTCCTCAAGGGGCCGGTCGTGCGGATGGTGAACAAGCTCGTCTGGCAGAACGGTGCCGCGACGTTCCAGGCGGTGCCTCAGATGTTCTGGGAGCGCGTCGATCCGTTCAATTTCTACTGGGGGCCGGGCGACCAGAACATTGAACATGCGGAACTCATAGAACGTAAGAAGTTAACTCGTTCTGATTTGAACGATGTCTTGGGCCTGCCCGGTTACAACGAGCAGGCAGTGCGCGGGGCGCTACAGGATTATTCGCACGGTCTCAGAGATTGGTTAGATGCTCCTGACACGGAAGCGGCGCTCAACGTAGGCCGTGAAGCGCCGCAGCAAAACCAGTCGCAACTGATCGACGCCATTGAGTACCACGGCAATGTCCAGGGGAAGGTGCTCCTGGCCGAGGGGTTTAGTTCCCAGCAAGTTCCCGACCCCGACCGGGATTACCTGGTGCAGTCGTGGGTCGTCGGGCGCTACACGATCAAGACCCAACTGAGCCCTAGCCCGCGCCAGCGGCACCCGTACTACGTGACCTCGTTTGAGAAGGTGCCCGGCACCATCGCCGGCCACGGCCTGCCGGATATCCTCGAAGACATGCAGGAAGTCGCTAATGCTACTTTGAGAGCATTAGTGAACAACATGAGTATTTCGTCGGGGCCGCAGGTTGTCATTAATACAGAACTCTTAGACCCGACAACTAACGAGGACCAGCTCTATCCGTGGAAGCGCTGGAAGGTGAACAGCGATCCGCTGGGCACCGACAAGGCTCCGATCACCTTCTTCCAGCCCAACTCCAACGCCCAGGAGTTGATGCAGATTTACCAGGCGATGTCGGCGCTGGGCGACGATATCAGCGCGATCCCGCGCTACGTGACGGGGGAAAGTTTATCCGGTGGGGCCGGTCGCACCGCTAGCGGCTTATCCATGCTCATGGGTAATGCTCAAAAAGTCCTGCAAACCGTAGCAGCTAATATTGATACGGATGTCATGCGGGGGGTGCTCGACGAACTCTACAACATGATCATGCTCACCGATCAGTCGGGATTACTCACCGGCGACGAGCAGATCAAGGTCAATGGCGTAGTGGTCGCTCTCCAGAAGGAGACCGAGCACCAGAAGCAGCTCCAGTTCCTCCAGATCACCGGCAACCCCATCGACATGCAGATCGTCGGCCTGGTGGGTCGCGGGCGCGTCCTGCGCGCGCTGGCGAGCGGGCTGGGGCTGCCAGACGACATCGTTCCAGACGACGACACGCTTCAGCAGAAGCAGATGAAGCTGGAGAACGCGCCGCCGCCTGGTGCCCCGCCACCAGGGGGTGCGCCACCGCCCGGCGGTGCCCCGCCTGGGGCGGCCCCTGCTCCTGCGGGTTCCCCACCCACAAATCCGATGCAGCCGCAGGGGTCGCCTCCTTCCATTCCGCCGGCGTCGCTGTCCCAGGTCGCGCCGCCGGTCAACACCGTGCAACCGAGAGGACCGTGACATGGCACGCAGTCAAATCCCTTCCGGCGACACCACTGATCAGCGCGACTTCGGCAAGCGCGGGTCGGGGTCAGCCGATCTCGGCGCGACCAAGCAGTTGTCCGACCGCTCGATGCCGATGATCGAGGGCGGCTCAAGTAGTGGCGGGGGCGGCGGCTACGACAGCGCCGAGGACCGCTCCAACAGCGGTACCGGGCCGACTGGCAGTTCGCGCAGCTACCCCAAGGGGTCGAAGCCCGGCGACAGCCAGGATGCGCCGTTCAACCCGCAAAAGGTCTCGGCGACGGACATCTACGTCGGCGGTGTGTGATGGCAGGCAGCATCTGGGGACCGCTACGCAGAGGAGGGATCAGGGCTTTGCAAGTTCCACCATTCCAGCCTGCCAGCCCCAGCATGGGTTATCTCGGGCCGTTCAGCGCGCCCGAGGGGCCGGTGCAGAGCGGCCCCGGCAAGACCATCGCGCGGCAGGACACCGGTAGCCCCGTCGGTCGCCGGGGGGCTGGCATGTCGACGATCACCGGTGGCGATCCGGTCGCGCATTCGCTCAACAATTACGGCAAGAAGGGAATGCCCGGTCTGACACCGGGCAGCATCTGATGGCGGTCAACTTAGGCTCAGCCGCTTACGAGGCGATCACCAACCTGAAGAACAACGGCGACTGGCGTCAGATCGTCACCGCGCTTCAGGAGCAGATGAATACGTTCATCCACCGCGCGCTCGAATGTCCGCCCGGCAACGAGCGCATGGACAACACCGGCTACGCCCGCGCGCTGCGCGATCTCGTGGCGCACATCGAACAGGTCGAGACGAGTTCGTCACGCGCACCAAAACCCGCTGTTAAGGCTCGCACCGGGAGTATGTAAATGGCTGAAGGCGACGCGCTTCCCGAACAAATCCGCCGCGCGGCTGCGCGTGCGGAGGAGTTGCAACGCGAGTTGGCGGAGCAAAACCCGCCGACGGAGGAGGTGCTGCCGGCGGGCGGTGACACTACCGGTAGTGAGCAGGGTGGCGAGCCTCCCCCGGTTCACCCGCCGGAAGGAGAGCCTGCTGCGGCACCTCCGACCGGGGACTGGGAGCAGCGCTACCGCACCTTGCAGGGCAAGTACGACACCGAAATACCGGCACTGCGTGCCCAGGTGCAGGGGATGGAACGGCTCATCGCGCAGATGCAGCACCCGCCCGCGCCGCCTGCTGCCGAGCTGCCCAAGGGTCCGCTGCGCTTCGAGGAAGGCGACGTTGACATCTACGGCCAGGACTTCCTCGAAGCCGCTGCGCGGGCCGCAGCGGCGCGTTACGAGCCGGTGATTGCCAGGCTCGAAAACAAGATCAAGCAGCTCGAAGGAGGGCAAACCAACCTATCGGCGGAGAACCTTCAGAACCGGCTGTTCACCCAGCTCGACAACGACCCCGAGCTGGCTGGCTGGCGCGAGGTCAACACTGACCCCGCTTTCATTCAATGGCTACAGGAGCTTGACGAGTACGCTGGCATCCCACGAAATCAGATGCTCCAGCACGCGTATGCGAACGGCGACGCCGTTCGTACAGGCCGCTTCTTCAAGCGGTACATGAGTGAGCACACCGCACCAAGGACTGCGGTGAGAAGCCCTCAGACTGACCTACTGCCGCGCCCCAACGGAAACGGGCAGATGGTTTCAGCGGGCGGCACTCGCCTAGAGGACATGGTGGTTCCGGGCCGGGCTTCACGCTCCGGCGGATCGGGAGACGGCGCTCAAAACCCCCGTATCTGGTCACGACCCGAAATCACACGCTTCTACCGGGAACGCACAGAAGGGAAGTGGCGCGGGCGCGAGCAAGAGAGCGAAGCGCTTGAGCGCGACATCCTGGCGGCGTCGTCGGAGGGGCGCATCGTCCACTAGGAGGGACTAAATGGCTATTACGCAGGGCACGCCCTATTCCGGTGTAGCCGCCAACCCTGCCTATTCAGGGGCACCCGCTGGCGGTGTGTTCATCCCCGAAATTTGGTCGGGTAAGTTAATCGAGAAGTTCTACGCCGCGACGGTGCTGGCTGCCATCAGCAACACCGACTACGAGGGCGAGATCAAGAACATGGGCGACAAGGTGAAAATCCGCACCAAGCCCACAATCACGATCCGCGACTATACGCTCGATCAGCAGCTCACTGTGGATCGCCCGTCGAGCACGTCAGTCGAACTGACCATCGACTATGCCAAGTACTTCAACCTGGTGCTGGACGACATCATGGAGCGCCAGAGCGACATGAACCTCATGTCGATGTGGGCCGACGACGCGTCCGAGCAGATGAAGATCGTCATCGACACGGCGGTCCTCCTCGGTCTCGACGCCGGCGTCGACGCCAAGAACAAGGGCGCGACGGCGGGCAAGATCAGCGGCAACATCAATGTTGGTGCCACTGGCGCGCCTGTGATCCCGACCAAGGCCGATATCGTCGATCACATCGTCGATCTCGGTCAATGCCTGGACGAGCAGAACATCCCCGAGACCGGGCGGTGGCTGGTCATCCCGCCGTGGATCGGCTCGCTGATCAAGAAGTCGGACCTGCGCGATGCGTCGATCTCCGGTGACGGCAT